CTAGGACATCGCCCTTTCACGGCGGTAACACGGGTTCGAATCCCGTTGGGGGCACAAAGTAACATTAGTATGGCTTCTCATTGGTTGGAAGTTTACGCTAATATGTAGGGGTTTCTAGAGCAACCTACACGGTGTTGTCAGAGCACTCGGTTACAAAACCTTACAGTGTGGTGAAAGATAAACTGATCTGACATATGGGCCTAAAGCATTAAAGTGATGCTCAGGACTTTTAATCCTGAGAAGAAGGAGCGTTACCTTCTAGGCCTACTTTACCTCCATAACTCAGCGGAAGAGTAACTGCCTTCTAAGCAGTAAGTCGTAGGTTCGAATCCTACTGGGGGTGCTAATGGTATAATTGTTTTATGAGCAATTATCCATTTCAAACACCAGTTCTAGATGAACTTTTTAAAAGTATTGATACGCCAAGACCTTATTTTTTTGAAGGGCAACAAGATAAAAAGGTTGCAGATGTATTTACAGAAAAATATGGAACGGGTATTGACAACATTGTATATATTAAAAACTTCCTTACTGAAGATGAAATTCAAGAGTTTATGGAAATTGTAAAAGAGTACGAGGTTATGTCTGAACGCACTCACTGCTATCCACTCACATTGGCACGTGGATTCCATGACAAGCCAAAAGTAACTTTTGAGTATGAAAAGTTTATGCAAAAGATGAGCAAAAGAATGATTGATTTTGCAGCAAAAGAATGGAATGAAAAACTATCTAATCTTACAGATCAAAAATGTATGATGATGGTTCATCCAGAGAATACATATTTAGCACCACATACAGACATATTAGATATTCATTATGTAAATAATGATCCAGATCATGATGAGGGACCAAGCCAAGAAGAACAATTGAAGACTTGGCCTAACATGTGGAGTGGTGATTTAGCAATACTTGCATATATAAATGACGACTTTGAAGGCGGAGAGTTATACTTTCCAGACTTTGACTATCACTTTAAACCAGAACGAGGATCAATAGTGATGTTTCCAGGAAGCCTTTACTATGTGCATGGCGTTACTCCTATTACAAAAGGTATAAGGTATACACTTTCTAATTGGTGCCGTTTTGATTTTTATGAAGAAGCACGACTAAACAATACACTCGAAAGGTAATATATGAAGCAAGGTAATCTAGTAGTAATTCTAGAAGGCGAAAACAAAGATAAAGCAGCAGAAATTCTTTCTATCAATGAATCAGAAGCAACGCTCAGACTTTATAAAGATGCAACAGAAGTAGTTGAAAAAATAGAAAACCTAAAACGCAAAAAATTGTGTGTATGTGGTCAATCAAAATCCTATCCATTTTGTGATGGATCTCATTCAAATGGCTAGAAAACCAGTTCGTGGTTTAAAGTTTGATGAGTTTAAAGATTTTGCTGAAGATGAAATTGAAGATTCAGAAAAAATATCTCAAGATCAATTAAATTTGGCTAAATTATATTCATCTAGAGAGGAATATGCCAAAAGTTTGCCACTTGGTATAAGGTATTTAGAATTTGGTGTAGCCTGGGGTTACTCCGCACAACTATTTATTGATACAGCAAAAGCATCTCATGCACTTTTAGTTGACCTATACAATCAAGATCTGAAGTGTTGGTCTTGGCGTAAGTTTGGCTCTTGCCAGTGTGAAGGCTTTAAGCATGAATTACTTTATACCCCAGAAAATCATCAACAATATATTATTGATAAGTTTAATTATCATGATAATGTGGCAACAATGAAGGGTGATGCTATTAATGTAGCAAAACAACTAAATGGAAAATATGATTTTATTTATATTGATATAACTAATGAAAGAAGTCAAACTAGAGAACTCTTAAAAGAATCATCAAAGTTAGTTCGTGTTGGTGGAATAATTGGTTTAAACGATTATCTTATTTATGATGGTGTTATTGAAGAAAAGCCATATGGAACGTTTCAAACAGTAAATGAATTTTTATTTTTAAATAAAAACTGGATTGTAGACGGAATTGCGTTACACAATTTAGGCTTTTATGATATTTATATAAAAAGGGTAGCATAGGGCTAGTGCTATAATAGAGTTATGCATAGAATACATATAGTAGAAAACTTTATCTCACCAGAAGATGCAGCAACACTGATTGCTGAACAGACTAATCCATCTGAGGTCAATCCGTACCCAGAATACTACAGCAAACGATATGGAGGAACATCTCTTCCTTATAACAAAACGGTTATGGATATTATGATTAAGTATGGTCATAAAGCAAATCTTATGCATAAAGAACTGTACGGCTTTAAAAATGATATATATGTTTTTAAAGGGTTTGGATCTCATTGGGCAACTGGAACAAAAGGTGACCTTCATATTGATGCACAAGGACCAGAGCCTTGGATTGAGTTTAGTACAGTAATGTATCTTAATAATGAAAAAGATTATGATGGTGGAATAATTTATTTTCCAAATCAGGGATTTGAATATAAACCAAAACAATATTCTGCAGTATTTTTTCCAAGTTCTGGAACAGAACACATTCATGGTATAACTACGGTTACAAGGGGTAATAGATATACTGGACTGTACATGCATACATCTTTGCCACAGCATGTAGATCCAGAATTTCATCCTGGAATAAATAAATGGAAAGCAAAGGATTACCCTCTTGCAAGAATTTAATGTTGAAACTTTAGATTTAGGAATTGCCTATTATACAAATGTGATTAAAGACCCTGCATCCTTGATTAAGCAAATTGAAGAATTAGATGCTAGATATGAAAAAGATAAACAGCCTCAACTAACATCTGTTAAGCCATGGGTTGCTTGGACATATGGTGAAGGCGATAATAAATTAATGTTTTGTTGGCAAAAGTTTATTCCACAAGTTGAACACATACCAGCCAATGATGTTTATAGAGAAGAGCAAGCAAGCATTTCGTCACAACTTTTTGGTGCATTAGATAAAACATTAAACCATTACACCACAGAACTATACCCATTTGCTGAAAAGAATATTAAGTCTAGAGAACATACAATGCATCTTTTGAAATATGATAAAAGTGGTCATTTACCAGCCCACCAAGATCAGGGGATAAGTAGCAGAGTTCTATCTGTACTACTATACCTAAATGATGACTATGAAGGTGGTGAGATTGAATTTAGACACTCTGGATTAAAGTTTAAGCCAAAGGCTGGAAGTGTTTTGTTCTTCCCATCAAACTTTTTGTATGTTCATGAGGTCTATCCCGTAACAAAAGGGCCAAGATATGCTCTTCCAAATTGGTATCACAATATACCGCTAAAAGACAAAAGAGATTCTACTGGTGCCGAATGAGAATTTTAGGGATTAATGAAACTTCACATGATGCATCTGTATCATTAATTGAAGATGGCAAAATATTATTTGCTGGACATGCTGAAAGATATAGCAAAAACAAAAACGATTGGTATGTTAATGATAGTTTAGTTAATGATGCTTTACAGCATGGCCTACCAGATCGTATAGCCTACTATGAAAAACCCCTTCTAAAGGCCTCCAGGCTGCTTATAAAGGGTGGTTCAGGGGATTGGAAGCCACGCTTTGACCTTCCTAATGTACCTAGAAAATCTTTTGGTCATCATTATTCACATGCTGCTGCAGGATACTATACTAGTCCTTTTAATGATGCAGTAATTGTAGTCTTAGATGCAATTGGAGAATATAATACATCTACCGTTTGGGTAGGCGAAGGTGATAAGATTAAATTAAAATATAAGCAAAACTATCCTGTTAGTTTTGGTTTGTTCTACTCTGCATTTACACAGTTGATTGGTCTAATGCCAAACCAAGAAGAGTACATTATGATGGGCATGGCTGCATACGGTGATTGGCGTAGATACTATAAGGAAGTTGACGAGTACTTCCCTAACTTTCGCAGCCAGTCTTATAACTTTCACAAAGGTATAACTGACTGGGGATGGATCAAGGGCGAACAAGATAAGTTTGATATTGCTGCTGCTGTTCAGGTTGTGTACCAGACAAGGCTTATGGAGTTTATGGCAGAAGCAAAAGCAATCACTGGTAAAAAGAATTTAGTTTTTATGGGTGGTTGTGCACTCAACTCTTCTGCTAATACAGCGCTATGGAAACTTTTCGATATGATTTGGATTATGCCAAACCCAGGTGATGCTGGTAGTTCTTTAGGTGCTGCTGCAGCACTTTATGGCAAGCACCTTGATTGGGAAACTCCTTATCTTGGCTATGATCTTGGTGGAGAATACCCAGTACAAAAGATAGTAGATACAATATTAAAAGATGGAGTTGCTGCTGTTGCTACTGGTAGAGCAGAGTATGGTCCTCGTGCACTTGGCAATAGGTCAATTTTGGCTGATCCAAGAGATCCAAACATTAAAGATAAAGTAAACATGATTAAGAAACGTGAACTATTTAGACCATTTGCTCCAGTTGTTTTAGAAGAGTGTGCGTCAAAATGGTTTGATATGGATTTCTCATCTCCTTATATGCAATACACTGTTAAGTGTTTACAACCAGAAAAAATTCCTTCAGTTGTTCATGCTGATGGAACATCTAGAGTGCAAACAGTAAATAGAAATGATCATAGAGGCTTGTGGAGAACAGTTAATAAATTTTATCTAGAAACTGGTGTACCAGTTTTACTTAATACTAGTTTAAACATTAAGGGGCAGCCTTTGCTCAATGACGAAAATGACATTAAACTATGGGAAAAAACATACAAGCAATCTATTATTAGATAGCCATTGATCCAAACTTCTTATCAATAACTACAGTGATCTGATCACGTAAATTTTTTTCCTCTGTAGCAAAATAATCTTTAAGATATTTGAGTGTTCCTCTTACTACCTTTTCATCTTTTCTTGTTAAATTGTAACAAAGTGCTGCATGCCTATTGGATCCAAATATTTCACAGGCATCCTCTAAAAACTCTGGAATTTCATTGCTAAAAATAGATACTGGATTAGGTCCATCTGTATTTTTAACTGTCCTTAATACTAAAACAAGTGGGGTTGCAAGTCCTGCTCTTTGTTTAAGAAATTCTCTTTTGTCTTCTCTTTCAAATGGTAAAAATGAATCAAAAGTAAAATTATGCATTGTTCCAGTAACTGAAACTGCTGCTATTACTACTGAAGGACCAGGTGTTGCTGTTATTTCTACCCCTGCTTTAATTGCCTCTGCCACGATGTGTGCTCCAGGATCTGCTACTCCTGGCATTCCTTCATCAGAAACTACAAACACGTCCTCTCCATTGTTTAATAAATCAAGTATCTTTCCTGCATTATGCAGTTCATATGGAATCCCTGTGGGCTCACCTTCATTTGATTCAAACTCAATAGATATTATATTTGCATCACTTCTATCTAAATTTAAAGCAGGCCAAATTTCTCTAAAGGCTTCTTCTCTTTCGATAACAATATTTTTTGCATTTTTAATATAATTGTATGCTCTGACAGACATATCTTCCCAATTACCAATTGGCATTCCTACTAAAAAAAGTTTTCCTTTATTCATTTTTCCCCATTTCTTTTATTTTTATTCCAAATAATTTTTGATTTATAATGATGGTTTCTTTTAATTTAGAATAAAGCAATTCTACTCTTTCCAAAATTTCTGGATCTTGATTGAAATACTCATCCACTTTTGATTGATACTCTTTGCTATTTTTTGATGTGCTTCTAATTGAATCATCTGGTCCCAGTTGTGTTTTTGCATTAACCCATCTGCCATGGTGATTGTGCATTTCATATTTTGGCATGTATTTAATTTTATTTATATCAGCAACAGATACTAAGCAGTCTACTGGATTATTGATGATTTGCTCAAAAGAAAATAAAAACAAGTGGTCTGAATTTTCAATTACTTTTTCATGCCACCGAATCCATTCGTTTATGGCATATAAAATTGGCTCTTCACAATATTCATCACTTAGTTTTTTTAATATTTCAAAAGATGGTATGCAGTCTTTTGGATTTCTTATAATAACTATTTGTTTTACTTCTTTGTTGTCAAGCAAACTTAGGTCATGCATAGTTTGTGGTGTATATGTTTTGTCTTCTATTGTAAAAAACTGCTGCAAAAAACCAGAGACAAAAATATTAGCGGTTCTTGGGAAAGAGTTTACCCTTAACATTTAGTAGATATACTTTCTTGGTTTGTTAATTTCTTTTAATATTTTTTTTAATTTTCTTTTTTTTATAATATTTCTTATTGAATCAATTATTATCATTTAGTGTTCCCCTTGCAACAAGTAGTTCCTTAAAATGATTATACCAGTGTGTTTGTGTTATATATCCATCATGTCCATCTCTGGCTTCCATAGCATCTTCTCTTTTTATTAGATCAATGTACTTTGTTTCTATATCTTCCATGGTAATTTTTGAAATTGGCAAAAAGGTATTCTCAAATTGTTTAACATACTTTAAGTTATCTGTTTCCCAAGTATCCCATGTACTCCAAATTACCTTAATGTCTTTATCCTTACAATAATTTAAAAACATACTCATTGTAAAAAGCCAGGTAGGAAACCTATCTCTATGCTTTTTAATTGTTTCTTCTTTTACTGGGTTATCTTCCCAAGGATTATCTTGATGGTAGTACCATCTGGACTCTTCCTCATTCCATTTCCAACCACGCAGTATATTCGGAAGTAGTAAAAATATAAAATTTGGTGCTCCATACTCATTAATATATTTTGTTATATTATGAATTATCGACTCAATTCCTGCACCACTTTGACCAAGGTTATAGTATCCATCCATATAATATTGTTCTGACATCTTTTTATATAACATATGAGACCAAGTATTTTCAATGTTAGCGCCAATACCCTCTGTATTTGAACATCCAGAAAACAAAACGTGTATACCTGTATGTTCTTTTTTAAAATGATCAGATCTAAACCAATCAGAGTTATACCTATATTCTATTTGTCTGTCTTTATTTCTATCTTTTGCCCAATCTACTGGAACACAATCTAAAACATGATATGTATCTTTAAACCTATAATTATATTTTGAATTTATTAGCGTTGGAAGATAACCATTTGTATTACCATGTATGCTATTGTCAGCATTATTAAATTTTTCTTCTATTCCTTCTGGATCTTTTGCCCAAGTTAAATGAAAAAAATCTAAATCAGAAGTTGTTATAGATGATATTGACTGATATGTTAAATCCCAAAGATACTCTTTACCAGAATCATTAATTCCAATGCCATTTTTATCTAAGCGCATGGCTAGTTATCTTTCTGATTTTGGTTTTAGTTGTGTAGTTTTATTAAAGTATCTTTCTACTTTAGACTTAATAGTTCCATCTTTACGAATCTTAACTATCCAGCCATCCTTAATTTGAGTATCGTTAAAAGATCCCGCTTTCTTTTTTGGCATTACTTATCCCATCTTATTGTTTGTTTAGTTATTAATGATGCTGCTGTTTCTAAATTAAAAATACTTTTTCCAAGTTCTGAAACATCATTTACTTGTGTTGGTCCACAGACAGGACAATTATTACAATTTACATTTAGTTCCATGCATGTTTCACAACCACAACCATCATATTCGGGAACCTGATATGTGTCAGTTGGCATTACTGGATTATCTTTTACAATTTCGTCATACTTTTTTGATCCAAAAGCAGATCCAGCCCAAATATCTACACCAGGCTTATTGTGAATTTTAAGGGGCTTTGTTGGACGTGCTTGATTTAACATGTATTGTGGTCTTTTCATTCCTAATCCATTAGGTGCTGCAGGTGTTGGGTCACTAATAGTTGGGTTATTAGCAACATCCATAGGTGCATCTGATTTTTCTGAAGGAACACAGTTAGGAACCATCTTTCCACCTTGTTCTTTCATGCCACGCTGAACATAACCATCCCAACATGGATCTTGTTTACTAATTATTTCTGGACAGCAATCAGACATTAATCCATACCTACTTCTTTTAGTGATACCGAAAGCATCCAATGCCATCTTTGATGCATATCCATTCTTTCTGCAAAAAAGTTTGCAAGTGCTTGTTGGCGTTGTGCTGTTGCCATATCAAAAGCATCCATAAGTTTAGAAAGAACCATATCATTAGCCATAAGTAAATCTGCTGCCATCATCATTGGATCTGAAGTTACATCTGGTTCTCCAACTTCATTAAGTTCAATAAAGCGAGAAAGTTTAAATGGTGCATATGTATCTAACTTGCGAAGCCATTCAGCATAAGTATCTGTTGCACCATCATAATCTGTATAAATGTTTTCAAAAAGTTCATGATACTGAAGAAAATCATCTCCTTCAACATTCCAGTGATAGCCATGGGCTTTAAGTTTAAGGGTAATGTTATCTGCAAGCAAAACTTTAAGCATGTTTAGTAGTGACTCCATGTAAAAATTATACCATAGTATTGGCTTCCCCTCATGGATTCGAACCACGATGACCACCTCCAAAGGGTGGCGTATTGCCGTTATACGAAGGGGAACTGGTAGGGCAGGTGGGACTTGAACCCACGACAACCACCTTATAAGAGTGGTGCTCTAACCAACTGAACTACTGCCCTTTGGAAACACACCAAATAATATTGTCACGCATCTCCTGATGATTTTCCCAAAAATTTTCATCATTAGAATCGTCTAAACATTTCATACATGTTTTAAGATTATTATTAGATGCGTCAATAAAATCAGAACGCATTAGTTTTGATCTACTTTATAAGTCATTGCAACATAACAGGCTACATACCCCATTATAAATGCTGGAATAAGAAATAGTGCGTGTATCATAATTCTCCCTTTGTATACTCTAATTGTATACTAAATTGTTTACGCTGTCAACCTATTATGAGTTCTCACCCTATGGCAGTTTGCACATACTACTTCACACTTTTCTATTTCTTTTTTTATAGCCTTCCAAGAAAAACCATCATGAATCATTCTTGATATATTATATTTTTTATCTCTAAGGTGATCAAAATCTAAAACTATATGATTAGATACACCACAATCAACACAGCCAGAATCTTCTTTTATCTTAGCAAGTTTTCTTTTATACTCTTGCTTATTATATGTCTCTAACTCTTTGTTAGTCATTAATAATATTATACCGCAAAATATTAAGAGCCCCACGTAGGCGATTCAAGCACAATGGCCCAGGTCGTATAGAATAGGTAACTAATCCATCCCAAGGTCCTACGTGAGGCATACCAGGTATTTAATGTCGCTGTCTCCCCCGACAATTACATTGTACTACTGAATTTCAATGATCTTCGGTAGTTTATCTTCTGGGATTTGTTTTTCAAGTTTAACATTTAAAATGCCATCTTTAAAATCCGCACCCACAACTTCAACAAACTCAGGAAGGGTAAAGATATCGGTGAACTTACGTGCTGCAATTCCACGATGTAGATACTCTGCACCCTCTGGTAATTCTATTTCCTTTCGATCACCACGAATTGTGAGCGTTCGGTTATCTAGCGAAATAGAAACATCATCCTTAGTAAAACCAGCCAAAGCAAATGAAAGAATATACTCTTTGTCATTTATTTTAATTTGATTATAAGGTGGATAGTTTGTTGTATTTTGAACCTTTGCAATTGTGCTAAAGGTATTAAAGAATGGATCATTAAAAAGATCCAGTGTTGCTTTCATCATATTATTCCCCTTTCAAGCGAATAAGTTATTTGTACCCCCTTTTTAGGCAGGTATATATATTATACCAGAAGTTGTTTAAAAAGCCAATCACCATCTACAGGTGATGGATTGTAGGTTTCCATATCGTACTCTGGAAATATCTTTGCAACCTCTGATGCTATCTCTTGAGACACAATGGTCTTCCATAAGTTAGGATCTCCAAGAAATACTATACCATCGTTGTACTTCTTTTTACTCTTTTCAATATCCTTTAAGACAACCTTGGATCCAACATAATCGCTAAGCCTGTCTAATTCACCTGTATTACCTGATACCAGTTTATCAAAACTGAAGCACTCTCCATGCTTAGACCAATCTGATGTGATCTCTCTGTAACTAGCAAACTGCCTACTGCCAATATAAGATAGAAACTGCTCTGAGTTTGGCATCATAGTCTTAAATAGTTCAGAATCAAACATCTTGTTATCTGGCCAGTCAGGAGAAAATCCTCTATTATGCATAAACAAAATAGATAACGCTTGGCCAATGGGGTGTCTCTCTGTTGTAATTATCTTATTTGATTTAGCATATTTAAATAACCTATCGTTATCATTATGTGCATGAATTCCAATTACTGCATTAGATCTATTCTTTACCGTCGGATGATTCCAAAAATCATCATCATACTTAGTAAATCTCATTGAGTGAGACTGTGTTGCAAATGCAACAGAATCTACAATAAGGTGAGTTCCACATCTAGGTGGCGTTGATATAAAAAAACCAGGCATCTAGAAAGTATACCAGAAACACCTATGGTATAATTGTTAAGAACAAAGGAATATTATGGATCAACAAAGATTGAATAACGCAGCCCGTGGGGTGACTGTAGACCAAAATGGTAATGAGTTTAAATTTACAACCCCATTTCCAGGAATGCACATATATGATAATGTTTGGCCAAACTCAATGGAGTTTTTTAATGAAACACTTACAAAAGAATTTTGGGAAAAGAATAGTGATAAGCCAGGTTATAAAAAATGGGTTAGAGAAGATTTTTTTGATGATTTGGAATATACAAAAGAAAATGGTAAGCAATCTGATACATGCTGGGTGTACAACTATCCAGATGCAAACAATGCGTTTAGTGGTCCAGTAAACTCATATTTATACCATTGGAACCTAGATCCAAAAAGCAGAGAAAGTTTGCGTATTTCTAGATTCTCTAATGGAGAATTTTTTGGTGCACATGCAGATGATACGTTAGCAACACCAAGAACTGTATCTATGGTTTACTATCCTAATGATGATTATGTTGGTGGTGAACTAGAGTTTATTCACTTTGGAGTTACAATTAAACCTAAAGCGGGTCAGTTATTTATTTTTCCTTCAGCATATTCATATGAACACAAGATTCTTGAAATTACTGCAGGAAATCCTAGATGGACAGTTGTTTCATTTTTTTATTTTGGTGATCAAAAAGAAACTGATACCAGAAGAAAAGGCTTAGACTTTCCATACAAGCCAATCTTTACAAACCTATTTGAGGCATAAAAAAATAGGCTAAGAGGTTTTATTCTCCTAGCCTATTTTATTTATATATTACTTCTTTGGTGCAGCCTTCTTAGCAACAGCCTTCTTGGCAGGTGCCTTCTTGACCTTTACAGACTTTACTGCAGACTCAACATCAGCAAGTGCTGGTAGTCTACCAAAAGCCGTATCATTTGGATTTACTGCTCTCAATGCAACTGGTGCAAGTGCAGCAACCAATGAGTATGCAAGAGTCTTAGGATCTGTAACCCCAGACATGTATAGTGCGATTGCAGCACCCAGAACAGAGCGTCCGTATGATGCTAGTAGTGCTTTAACTTGTTCATTCATATTATTCCTCCTAGGATATAACGTTTGTTAGTACTGTGAAGCCAATCCATAAACCAATAATTCCTGCGACTCCCGCAAAAACTGGTGGTGCTGGTACTGGCAATTTGA